ACGCGGTCTTCAACAAGAGCTTGTTTCTCTTCGGCGAACTCTTTGAGTTCAGCGGAGAGTGATTCAGTGACCATTTTGTCTAGAGCTTCAACCATTACTGCTTTATCGTGTGTATAGCGTTGTGCGAACTCTTCACGCAATTCAGCGCGAACAGACTCACGAGCTTCATTTAACTTTGATTCCCAAGCTTCGTTAATCGCTGTTTGGGTTTCTTCGTTAATGATGCCACTATCCAACAATGGTTTGATAGCATCTAACATTGTGATCTCCTATTTAATTTTCAAATCTTTGATTAGGCCTTTTACAGCTTCTCTCAAATATTTCTGTACTTTTTGATCTGCGCTGGCTTCACGTGCCATTTCGAATACCTTATGACCACCACGCATATTCATCAGCCCCTCGTAGATGGCTGTTGGATACGCATTTGGCGCACTTGGTTGCGCTACTACATCGACTGTGACTATTTCAAAGTCACTAACTCGGCCGTCACCCTCGCTCACGTTACCGCTACCACGAGAACTGACTCCTAATTTTACTCCTGATTCCAACATGGTCTGAACTAACTGACCCATCGGAGTAGGAAGAATCTTTAATTTACCAAAACCATTAGGACCATCCATCCACATATCAGTGATCATATGTGAAACGCGATCTAAATTGATTTTCAAATCATCAGGGTGATCAACTTCGCCTAAGACGCTGTAACCACCCTTGATCTGTTCATTTAGTGTGCTAACAGCTTTTTCAATCTCATTTACTGGATATACACGTTCATTGTGGTTTTTAACGCCACCTTGGATGAATATACCTTTCATGTAAAGATTCTTACCTTTGCCGTCAGCAGTACTTTCGTTAATAACTTCCATACGAGCTGCGTCAAATGTTAAGTTCTCTTTAAGATATAAAGCCATTATAGTTTCCTAATTATCTTGGTGTTGTTTTGATAACTGGAGTCTTGCCTTGAGCAATACGACCATCGTTACCTGCTAATTTACCGTCTTTTTCACCTACTTTTTCAGCACCGTGACCGCCATCTCCGCCACCGTCCCAAACTTTTTTCTTGCCTGGTACGTTTTTAAATTGGCCTGCGTGTGGTAAATTGCCTTCACCTTTCTTGTATTGATTTGGAGCACCTTCTTTAGCTGGGCTCGTGCCATCTGGGTTAGCATTAGCTTTACCAGTTGCGATGTTCTTAGCTGAACCACCCATGTCGTTCTTAGATGCTACAGGGTCTTTAGTTTGGATAGGCGCTTTAAAGCTGTTACCTGTACCAACTGTTTTACCTTCTTTACCATCTAATTCACCTGAGTATGGTTTGCCAACTTGGTCGACATATTCTTTAACAACAGTTTTAGACTCTTCTAAATCTTCTTCGTCGTCTTCTTCGTCGTCTTCTTCTTTAGACTCGTCTAATTCTTCTGAATCTTCTTCGTCGTCTTCTTCTTTAGCTTCGTACATGCCTTCCATTTCGTCTTGTTCAGAATCTTCTTCGCCATCATGGATGCCTGGGAATTTTTCTTCTTCGTGTTCTTCACCTGCCATTAAAGCATCAAATTCAGCTTTAAGTTCGTCAAGTGCAGCTTCTAGGTCGTCTACTCTGGCTTCAACTTCTTCTTCACCATGTTCTTCATGACCTTCATCGTGATCAAAAGCGCCGTCTTCTGATTCTTCACCAGCTTCCTCGCCTTCTTCACCGTATTCTTCTTCTTCTGAAATGCCTTCTTCGTCCATTTGAACGTCTTTAACCATTTCTTCTACTTCGTTGCCACCCATTACTTCATCTAGATCTTCTTCTTCTACTAGACTTTCATAGATGTCACGTGATTTTTCCACAACGATTTGATGGAATAATTCACGAGCTTTGTCTGTTTCATCATTAATGATGAATTCAACTAATTGTTCGTACTTGTTGCTCATTATGAACTCCTTAAAAAATTATTAAAATTCGGTTGATACGTACATTACGGTATATTATGTTTATATATTTAACATAATTGTAATATTTTGGGGTTAAATGCGTTGTTTTTGAATCGTTTTGACAGATAACTACATGGCGGGTGTTTCTGCTGGAGGTGCTTGATACTGTTTACGTACACCTTCTAGTTTCTTTTCATGCTCTAATTTGCGAACATCATTCATGATTCTTAGGCGGTTGATCTGTTTTAGCGTCAGTTTAGTCTTGCGTAGATCACTGAGCTTGATGGCAGTATTGTCATCTTTTTCTGTAGAATAGCCAGGGGCTATTGGTTCAAATATTTCAAGGATGTTCATACGATTATTTACCAAAAATACTATAAACCTAGGCCACCTGGGTTTTGATTAGTGCCAACTGTGTCCGGAGTGCCTTGTGGTGTTGCAGCCAATGTGTCTGCATCTGGGTTAGGCACTTGAGGTGTAAGGTTTTCTGTATCCTGTTGGATACCTGCATTAGTAACCCCTACAGCACGTAATCCTGCTTCAGGTACTTGGGTATCCTCAACAGTGCCGTTTTCTTGTGCCCAAAGCTCGTCATTGCGTGTCATTTCTTCTTCGCTTAGATCTAAATAGCGTTCTAATAAGAAACGTTTGCTTAGGTAAGGAATTGGCTCTAACTGTGTAAAGGTTTGGATACGTGTTTGATCGATTTCTGCTTGGCGATATTTTGCGAAGTTTTGTGGCTCATTAAAGCGTAGCTCAAATAAACTGTTGTCAATGTTAACACCTCTCCAGCGCATAAACATCTTAAACTCTTGATCTAATTTTTCAACAATCAAGCGTTGTAGACGCATACAATATTGATTAAAGCGCCATTCTTGGATTAATGCTGTGGTAGTTTTACCATCAGTGTAGGTACGTTCACTTTCATCTGTGCCTGTAGGTAAGTATGAACTTGGTATGCGTAAGCCACGGAACATTTTGTTGGTAAAATAACGCAAGTCAGTGATTTCACCAAGATTTTGACCACCGGGGAATACCGTAACATCCGAACCACGACCGTCTGCTGTTACAGGGAAAAAGTAATCTTCGTTAGTTGATAATGGATTATATGTAGCATCCATCATGTTGTTTCCACCTTCTGTTTGTGTAGGAATACGTCGTTGGTGGATTTCATTTTTGATACGATCAACATAAGCCATGGCCATGTGTGTTGGCATGTTACCTACGTCAATTTTAAAGATTCTGCGTTCTGGAGCACGTTGTATACGATAGATGATGATAGCATCTTCAAGCAATTCTTTTTGTTTGAATATCTTGAAAATACTTTCTAATACTGAGTTACCAAACGGCCAATTTAGGTCTAGGCCTTCTGTTAGTGATAAGTGTACTACGTGTTCTGCATCAATAACAGCTTCATTTTTAGCATGGCTAAAGCGTGATCCGCCACTGTAAGGTGTTTGTGGTTGTACATATGATCCACTAGGACCACCGACTTGTGGGTGATTGATAAATGTATCACTTGAACTTAATGCTGTGGCTGTTAGGTTCATAAAGTTAATATTTAGATCTTTGATAACATACTGTTCTGGTTTCTTACCTTCAGCTTCGTTAACGATAACCTTAGTGACTTTGAACATTTCTGTCCAGAATAACTTAAATGTTTCTGGATCACGCAAGAATATTTGATCACCATATTTAATAGTGTTACGCACTAGTTTAAATAGGCGTTTGTTAAGATCGTTTAAACTAACCCATTGTTGTAATTGGTCTTTAAGAATCTTAACTTCGTTGTCTGTGGGATCTTCTTTAAAGAATAAATCAAAACCTGTGCCGTTTTCAATATTAGGTTGTGTCATGAACTCAGCTAGGATGTCTAGTGCAGCATTGACTTCCGAATCCATGTCCATCTGTTCATATTGATTGTAGCGTTCTGTACGATTTGGGTGTCCGATATAGACTTCTGGTAATTGGCTGGCATAATTAGTATATTTTGGATCTGGTAAATTTCCGCCACTGCCAATTGGGCTCATTAATCCTGCTGAATTATTTGCTGATTTAAAGTATTTTTTCCAAGACATAGTGATCTCTCATGTGATGCAATATTTATCACATTACATGCTGGCTTGTAAAATTCCTGATGTAAGATTATTGTTCTTGTTCATACTAGACAAGATTTGGCTTAATAGTCCAGTTTGTTGATTTACTGCGGCTGTTAGGCTTGAGCTGTCCAAAGTTACCGGAATTGATCTATTGTCTGGTAATGGTACTACAGCTTCTGTACCGTGTAAGGTTGCGGCAAATCCTGCTGTTGATCCTGATAAGATACCACCATCAGCAGCACTTGGTACTGCTGTTGTTGGTTCTGTTGGTGATGCTGTAGTTTCTGTAGATTCTTGTGCTTCAGCTAGAGCTTGTGTTGTTCCAGAACTCTTAGAGCTAAACACCCCACTACTACTAGGTAAGAAATTACCTAATCCAGGTAAGATAGCATTAGCTTTGTTAGCGATAGCACTGTCTGAGTTAGTGCCGCCAGTTAATACTGAACCAAGGAATTGTAGTAATGACATCTGTCCGGTCATGTATTGGCTGAAAGCATTAATTTCATTTGACATGAATGTCAGAGTAGCGTTGGTAGTATATGTCAGCGCAGCCGCATAGGCTGGTAGTGCTTGACCAGCGATGCCTTCCATTTTATTTTGGAAACTGGTCATGGTATTAGTCAAACTAACATAAGTTTGTGTCAGACCATCAGTTGCCTGTGCTTGTGCAGTGGCTGCATTCATCGAATCAGCACCAGCTTGTGCACCAGCTTGATATTGATTTAATGCATTGCCTAATGCACTCATACCTTGTGCCACAGAGCTAGTTCCTGTTGGATCCATTAATGTAGCAAAGTCTGTAGCACTTTGTCCTGAAGCTCTAAATGCATTAGCAGCTTCAGCTAGATTAGCCTGTGTATTAACAACCATATTTTGATTGCCAGCCATGACCTGTTGAGCAGTTTTATTCAACAGTGTCATGACCTGTTGGTTACCTGCTATCACAGGATCTGTGACTGTACCACCTGCTAGTAATTGTTCTAAAGCAGCCTGTAGTTTAGGTGCTTGCTGTCCAGGAACTGCAGCCAATGTAGCATAAGCCTGTTGGAATGCTTGGCTTTGTTTAGCTGTCAATTGATTTTCTAACGCACCACGTTGTGCATCAGCTAGAGCCTGATCCATTAACTGCTGGGCATTTTGTCCGGTAATATCAGTGATAACTTTTAAATTCTTAGCATAGTCAATAGTACCTTGATTTAATTCAGTCTGATTGCTGGTTAAATCATTGATGTTTATTCCTAGAGCTTTTTGTTGTGCTAGGTATTGGGCCATTACAACACCTTGTTGTTGGAAGCTGTATCCTAGTGCTAATAAACTACCACGTGCTTGCCCACCATCTGCAGATAGTGCTGCAAATCCTTTGGCCATTTGTGCTGTTGCATCACCTACACTACCGCCCATTTTTAATAATTCTTCTCTGCTGGCTACTATTGCCGCTGAGAATGTAGCTATACCAACACCCGATTGGTTAGCCAACTGTGCCATCTGACCTAATCCACCCGAGAAGCTACCACCAATGGCAGCTAAATCGTTTAGCATGGTCACACGTTTTTGGAATTCTTGCTGTAATACTCCGTTAACGACTGTCAGTACTTGATTGGCTACGTCTATGATCTGATTGGCTGCTGTACCAAATGCATTAACGATCTGCGCTAGTCCGCCACCTATAAATGGTATCCAACCTACAGTAGCTTGTCCAACTGCTGACATCATGTCAACTCCGATCTTAGCTATCTGTGTGCCAACATCAATCCAAGTCTGCATGATACCTGCAGCAGCTTGTATCGGTTGTTGTGCCATCTGATCATAGGTAGTTACGATACTGCTAGCTAACTGCACTGCTGTAGCACTAATATCTTTAAATGCTTTACCTGTTTCTGTAGCGATGTCTACTAGATTATCACCAAAACTTTTTAGTTGTTTTGGC